CATAGGATTGATACTTAAAACCGGTCACTTCATCTTCCCAGTTGTTCAGCGTGTCCTTGACCACATAGTAGCCCTTTGGTGCTCTTGGCTCATCTGCCCAGTGGTCGCTATAGATAATCTGGTATTCCGGTTCAGGTACCACCAAGTTACGGCTGCGGCTAAAGCACACTCTGGACTTGGCCGTGGTGTACTTGCCCTCGTGACCTTGCTTGATGTGGGTCTCCTCGCGTAGGTACCCGCCGTAGGTGTGGTGGTCCCGATCATCTATTGGTACGAATTCCACCCGGCCGTATGGCCACCTTGGCAGCTTGGTTAAGTCAATGCCGGACAGTGCCATGTGGATATGCGGGTTCTTGTCCGGGGTCTCAATCGCCCTCATCCACTTGAATTCAATGTCGGCCTTTTTGTAGGCATATCGCAGTTTAGCCATATAGGCGGCCCACAGTCTTTTGATCTCCTGCAGGTCTTTGGGCCTGTCCGCCTTGCGGAATGTGAATGTGGCGGTCAGATCACCGGGTCCGAAATTCGCATTGAAGATCATCTCCTGCTGTAGGCACGCCTGGCGATTGTTGACTGCCGCCTGGGCTTCGCTGGTCTTGCCGTAATTACTGCCCCTGGTGCATTTATGCTTGCTTCCGTAGCGGGAGGAGTAATGCCGCTGAATGTATATGCACTTACCTGCGTGGGTGGTCTTTTGCACCCATGGCATTTTGGTTTGCTCCTTTCTGGACGGACCGGCACACTATGGAAATGCTGGAAAACGCGGATCGGCTCCCGGGTGGAAAATCAAGTTTCCCACCGGTTCACCGGCGTGTTCCACATTCCCACAGTGCACAGCTCCTCATTATGCGGCGCGGGTGCACACCCTGTTGCCGCCGGTCTCCTGCCTGCGCCTAACCAGCTGAAGAATGCCGAAAGATATATCCTTTTGCCGTTGGCGCTTTGCGTCTAAAAATAATACTTTGAACAAGGAGCAAAAAAGGAGCACAGACCCCTTTTTTCGCCCTTGCCGCACGGCTTGTCCTTGACTTCTTTGCGGTCCTTATATATAATGTAATTAGCGCAGGCGTTTTACTTTCTTTTCGCCGCCTGTGGTTTAAGTCGACTGGTCGCTCAGTCGGCTTTTTCTTTTTGCCCGCTGCTTGGTTCGTCGTTATACTCCAGTGGCAGCATAATGGCGGTCACTTTTGGCAATTCCATCAGGGCCTTGGTTTTCCGCTCTGCAATTACTTCCAGCGCCTTGTAATTGCCATCGCCACGCACATACACGGTGTCACCGGCTCTAACGGTGTTCCACGGCGCCCGCAGGACAATGTGGTCCTCGTCCAGCTTAGCAATTACCAAATCAATGTAATCTTCCATTTTCATCATCCTTTCCCAGTTTGACGGCGTGCAGATACGCCAATTCAAAGTCTGTCAGCGGCGCTACCAGCACCACCTTGTGGTTTTCGTCCTCGATCACCAGCTGCTTGTCCTGCCGGGGCTCGTCCTCGTCCTTTGGCAGCACGAACACCGCCAGGGCAATCAATGCGCAGCCGGTGCCGCTGATTGCCACAGACACCCACCAATAGATGTTGTCCACCACCAAGCAGCAACCAAACATCACCAGCAGAAAGCCGGTAATCACCAGGACCACGCCTGCCTTTTCTCGCTTCGTCATTGGTTTGTCCTTTCTTTGCAGTTGACTGCAATTTAGTATTTTCCGGCGTTGTATGCGTGGAACGCCGGGGCGAACACAGCCAGCTTGGTGCCGTTCTCTCCCAGCTGAATGAGAGGGAAGCCCGGACGGTGCATATACTGCCTGGCAGTCGGAATGCTGCAATTCAGGTATGCCGCCACATCTTCCGGACCAAGATACAGCTTTGTACCCTTGACCTTGACCTCTTCCTCTACAGCTTCGGCGGTGCGGATCAGGTCAATATAGCTTTGCAGGCGCTCCATACGCTGCTGCACGGCGGCGTCAAAGTCGTCCATTGCCAAGGGGTTGTCCTTATTGATGGGTACTTTCATTGCTATTCTCCTTTCTTGATTAGGCCAGCCCTTTGGGCAAGCGGCAGGCCGCAAGCTGCCCGCTGCACGGCAAAAGTGCCGTTGGCGATAAATGTGATGTTGGGTGGGGCGGGCACCGGAAGCAGGGACATAGGGGGTAATTTGACAAAAAAGAAAAGAAAAAAGAGAAGAAGTGAAAAAAGATCCCGCTGCCTGCGTATCTCTGCCGCCGCCCAAAAGGCTGGCCGTGTATTTAGTTGTTGCGCTCTGCGATGATCTCGTTGATTGCGCCGAGGATCCGCTCTTTTGCCTGGGGCGGTTTGCGTCGGCCAATCAGTATTGAGCTGATGTAGCTGCGCGTGTAACCCATATACTGCGCGAGCTCAACTTGTGTGATCTTGTTGATGTGCATTTTTCCGATAGCCTCAGCGATCCACTCGTCCATTGTGTTACCTCCTTTTCTGTGCTTTTGTGCACAAATGCACACTTTTTTGCATTTTGTAGTTTACAAATGCGTACAAGCGTGCTATAATGAGGCTGTTCTGAGACCTAAGATAACAGCGCAAGTCCGCATTTGTTGACTACAGTTGCCATTATAGGCTGCCAGAGTGTACTTGTCAACACTAAAAGTCTACATTTGCGTACTTTCGTGATTATGCACAAAAAAAGTGAGGCAAAATTGTGGATTTTTTCGAGAGATTTACTGCACTCTGCAAAGAAGAGGGCGGCACTACGACCGGCGTTGGGCAGTCACTTGGTTATTCCAAAGCGACTGTTGGTCGGTGGCGCTATGGTAGCATACCGTCAGCTGACGCTTTAACTGCTATAGCCGAACACTTTGGCGTGTCGGTGGACTACCTTTTGGGAAATACGGACATAAAAAATCCCCCGGACCAACAAAGTCCGGAGGAGATAGCCAAAGTGGCACTATTCGGTGGTGACGGAGAGGTTACCGACGAGATGTGGCAGGAAGTTAAAGGATTTGTAGAATTCATTAAAGATAAGAGAAAGAGAGAGAATGACAACAACTGAGTCCCTGTTCGATGAGATCGAGCGCAACAACATAGAGGTATATCTGGGCAGTATGCCCGCTGCCAAGTCTGCGTCTGCCAATATCGGCGATGATTATTACATAGCATTGGACGAGCAGAGCCTGGAGAGCACCGCAGAGGCCCGCTGCCGCCTTGCCCACGAAGCCGGGCACTGCATAACC